GGTGCCTTCGGTGGTATAGTCTATTTCGATTACATGAGCATGTGGGTAGTACTGATGTATTATTTCTTTTAGATTATGTTCTATACGAGTGATGAAGATATATTCATCGAATTGCATCTTTAGGCATCTCTCGCTATTAACGAACATAGGTACGCCATTGACATTGATTAATGGTTTAATTTGTTCTTCAAAGCGGCTGCCTAGTCCCGCCATTGGCATTATTAGTTTCATAATATATCCAGTTATAGTAACGTCTTAATGTATTGTATGGTATCTGCTTGATTGAATCCAGATTGGTGTAATTCTTTACAGTCAATGAGTGTTCCGTCAAAGTCAAATATGATTAATATGGACATGATATTATTTATATTACTTCAAACGTTGGTGTACAAAATATTAACTTTCCTCCTTGTGAGATCCAATCTTTCATAATACGATTAACGAATAAGTCTTTGAAGTGGAATGGAAACACTAGGAAATAATCAGCATCGTTCTTTGCATCATCTTCGTGAACAATAGGTATGCTACTTCCTACTAGATATTTTCCAATTTTATCAGGATGTATTTCTGCTGCACCAGATATTAATTTACTGTCTAATCCATAGTATTGCATTATGGTATTGCCTTTTGTACTTGCGCCCATGATATAAACTTTCTTACCATCAGCAACTACATCCCGCAAAAACTCTACAGTATCATCACGATTCTTTGCAATATCATCAGCCCATTGTGAGATACGTTCTGGTGTAATATCTTCTGCATATTCAATACTGCCACTTGAGTAATGTCTAATATACAACTGGTAACTACCGCCATTAATATCATTCTCTAGAACTTTATATATTTCTAATCCGTGACGTTCCATTAATATGACAAGGCTCTTGAAACTATAATACTCTATATGTTCATGTATCACATTGCCTAAGTCATTGCTATTAAGCATAGGTGCTGCTGTCATTAACTGACATAACCATACACCATCATTCGCTAATACTTTCTTTATATCTGCTACGAAACTATTTGGGTCATCTAAGTCATAGAACATAGCAACCGTTGTGATAGCACGTGCTGTCTTGTTACCTACACGACTTACCCAGTTATCATAGTTGAAAAAATCACCTATCATAATATCTGTATGCTTTACTAGTTCAAGGTGAATATTCTTTGCAGGATCACACCCAACACGCACAACTTCTTTGCTGTCATATTTACTAAGCAGTGTTCCATCGTTAGCACCAATATCAAGTACGATGTCGCCTTTACCTAATCCCACTTCGCTACTAATGTCATCTACAATACTGTGAAGGTTATCAACAATCTTTTGATTTAGACGTGACAAGTACCAATAGTTCTCATACAGTTCTTGCTCACGTACTGTGTGATCTAATTGAATTAAATCACATTCGGTGCAATGTACCAATGTGAGTGGTGCGCTTCCTACATCTGTATTTGGTTCTACAGTAAAAGCATTTATTTTTAGTTCACCTATATCAAACACGGTGTCCATGTTATCTGTGCCGCAACTACGACACTCTGTTACTTTTTTTACTTGTCTCATATTAATCCCTTTGTGTAACTTATGTCAGGATAAGTATGACTGCCAGCACAATCTTCATTGTAGTCTGGTAGTATTTGTAACTTTGCTAATCCGACTTGTGCAATCTCTGGTGTCATAAAATAATGCCACCCAATAAATGTAATGTTATCTTGTTCATATGGAATATTCATATCTCGTCCATCATGAGTAGCGCGTTGCGCCCAATGGTAGAAGTCTAAATCGTCCGTGAGAATCATACCTCCGCGTGTTGTGCTAAGTATTTTCTTAAACTGAAAACTGATGCAGGTACTTGTACCATGTTCATATTGCCCACGATGTAACCTTGGTGCAGCATCAACTACATTTGTGTTCTCTATAGTATAACACCCTATCCATTCTTTGTCAACAAAATCTACATCTAATCCTAAATGCTTACATTGCATTGCCACACTGACATAGGTATTATTTGGTAACACAACATTGGTTATATTGTTCTGTTGCTTATAGTAATACAAACTAAGAAACAATGCGTGTGTGCAACAGTCAGTTGCTATTGCATATTTCGCACCAGTGTATGTTGCTATTTGTTTTTCAAATTCGGTTACGTAATTAAATGGATTCATTGTATGTCACTTTGTCTATTCTATCGTGTTGTATTAAATTATGTATGTTATCAATATCGTTAACGATATTACCAATTGGTATTCTTCCTAAGTTCGTATGTGTATTATCAACTGGTAAGAAATCTATAAACGATTTACTATTGTATAAATCATTCCAACAGTTGATAGGATCAAATTCAAATGCAAGTGGGACTTGATCACCAAATGCTTGCACCTCATTATATGTTGGGTCATCGTTGTCTCTATATGCTTCACGATAATCTTTTCCTAATAGTCGCTTGGCGATATAAACATCATACTTGTTGGTTGTTAATAAATCCAACCATTCGTTAGTTAATGGTATATACTTTGCTGGTAATAGTTGTTGATCCCATATTGGATTGCTACATGTAGTTGGTAATATTCTATTACCGTCTGCCAATGTTGATTCGCATTGATGACAAAGATCGTTTAGGATATTTAGATTACTGACGTTGGTGTGATACATTTGACTTCTGTCAGGACTGTCGTGTATGGAATTCACATATTCAACACACCAATGATGTAATTTATTTAATATGTGTTGTTTATCTCCAGTGTTATACACGGGACCATTGTATGCTGCTATACCATTTTGCAATTTTTCATATAGATAATCAAATTTAGTTTTATCAAATGTATGTAGTCTATTCTGAAATGACATAATTGTTTCTGTTTCTTCTAGTTCATGTGAGCAGAATTCTCTAACCCACTGATGAATCAAATGACTATCAACTAATTGTATTATTATTGTGTTGCTAGAGTTAAGATGTAATTTCATTTCCATTTTCATCTACCTTTATTATTGGGGGGTTACTATCGTTCCATCGTTTTGTGAGCATACTGACAAACTTGAAGTCAGTCAATGCAATGAATGTATGTGCAGTATCTTTAGGTATTCTAATACTATCACCTACATGCAATAATACTTCATGCACCTCATCACCATATTCTCTGAACTTACCAACTCCTTCTACTACTAGCATATATTCAATGAAGTGTGGGTGAAAATGATAGCCTCGCTCATCACCTTTCTTGGTGATCATTAGATTGTATTCAACAATGTTTTCATCAGGGAAGAAACTTCGAATAGTGCCTCTATGATCTGTGAACACATCTGGTTTCATTACGGTTACATTTTTCATATTACGAACCTCGCGTTCTTTGATACTACATCTATGTTGGGCAAATGTCGTGATAATAAAAGCATACCATCGTGTCTATCAAGACGCAATGATTGTGTTGCATCTTCTAAAATAATAGCGCGAGTTATGTTACTGTATCTAGTTATCGCCATACTATGATCAAGAATACATAAGTCTGCATGTATACCCCACACAAGTATGTTTCTTGGTGGTGCGTATGAACTTCCATAATTAATATGATTAGGTGATACTATTTCATATGATACGTCATTCTCTTTCAATAATGAATCAAGTTCGGGGTGTATGGGACCAAGACTACTGAATATTACACGAGATGATTGCATGCAAGTTATTATAGCAGGGTTATCATTTATTATATTAGTAAACGCTACTAAGCATTGGGTTATATGTTTATCGAATTCTACGTTGTCCCAATATCCTAATTGTGTTATATCACTGATTACCATTGATGTCTTGGTAGGTTCAAGTAGATATTCTATATGGTTATCTGTTAGATATCCATTTATGCAATGTGTCATTATTTTCTCATACCTTTAAACACGGTGACTTGGAATAGGGCATTTGTTTCATCTACACTTTTAAAAAAACTTAAAGGTAGTTTATGTTGGTCACATAATTGCTGTGTCGCAGTTACATCTTTTGGCAAACATGCACCACCGTAACCACGTAACTCTGGTTTTACATCTAAGTATTCATCTGGCATATCACTGCATCGTATAAATGCTTCTTTTACTCTATCGTATTCTGCCCCAGTTGATTGGCATATTTCATAGAATACATTGGCAAATGTTATACGTGTTGCATTAAATGTATTCCAATAATATTTCATCATCTCTGCTTCAACTGGTGTTACTCTCATAGAGTCTTGAGGATAATTGCCATGTGTGCATTGCACTAGATAATAGTGATTAACATTATTAGTGCCAACCAATAACAACCGATGATTAAAAACGAAATCATATTCTGCACTACGTTCTTTTAGAAATTCAGGAACAAAAACTATCTGATCATTATGCTTGGTTATTAGTCGTTGTGTAGTTCCTGGTTCTATCGTGCTTTTAATTGCAATGACACCTTTGTATTCTAATTCATACAATTCGTCTACTACTGATTCTACTATACTTGTGTTACAACTACCATCTTCATTAGATGGGGTGGGAACACATATGTATACTATCTCAGTTGTTACCACATCTTCTAGTCGGGTATCCATGATAGTATCGTGACAAGTCACTGTGAATCCAAGACGAGTAAAGCCTGCATTCAATGCTGCGCCTACAATCCCGTTGCTACCTATGATACCTATATTCATATCAATCTTTTTTCCATTTCACACTACATCCGAAACTTGGTATAGGTTCCCAATTAATTGGTTTATCAACCAAGGTTAAATCTAATGCATGCCTAACACTACTACCAGTTGGCATTAATTTATTTGAGGTATGACTGGGATCTAGTTCGCCATGATAAACAATTATACCATTGGTGTCAACCACATAAAATTCAGGAGTACACACTGCACCATACTCTCGTGCAATGCTTTGATCGTTGTCATGTACGTATGCGCACCCTAGATCCCATCGTTCTACAAATGCTGGCATAAACTCTACCGAGTCTTCTGGACTGCTATCATCTGTGTCTGGACTTGGGTCATTGCTGTTCACTGCTACAATTCTAACTGTGTCTCTGTAATCTTTAACTAACTGACTGATAGCGTCCATTCTAAACAATACATAAGGACAATGATTGCAAATTATCATTACTAGGTTAACCTTGTTAGGTATAATTAATTGTGTTGGTCTAGTTCCAATCATGCTATCACTTGTTACAAGCATTTTGATAATCCTTCTGACAGGGTAGTGTATTTAAATTTAGGTACTAGGGTTTGTAATTTGGTAATGTCTGCGGCTCTGCGAGGTGTGCTACCTACTTGTCCGTCTTCAATTTTCAGTGTTGATGTATCTATATTCATTAGGTGCATTATCTGATGTGCTACATCTAGTATAGTTGTTTCTGTGTCTGACCCAATATTAATTATTTCATTCTCAGTTTGATGTACTCTCTTAATAAGTTCACATGCATCGTCTATGTAGCAAAAACTTCTTGTGTCACTATGACCATACAATACATTGTCGCCATTATTTAATCTATCTATAAACTCAGGTATAAAGTGATTCAATTGTCCGGGACCGTAAATATTATGAAAACGTATTATAGTATAAGTACCTTTGTTCTCTATGCTGTTACTGATGACTGCGCTTTCCATTGCAATCTTGCCACTAGCATAGCACCATCGTGGATTAGTAATGTCTTCTATTGTGAGAGCAACATTTTCTGGTGTTGGTACAGATGCCCAACCTTGATTTACTGTGCTAGCATATCCTTCGCTGCTACTTGCATACACGAAGTGAGCAGTTGGATAACGCTTGAGTAAGTTCATAGTTGGAGTCACGATACTATCAATGACACTAAACGGTGTGCTGTAAAAGTTCTTTGTGCTATTGAATGCTGCTAAGTGTATGACAGTGTCAACATCGGGTAAACTATTAACAAAGTTCATGTCAGTTAAGTCTCCATTGTAGTCACAGTTATTGTAATCAACTGTAACACAGTCTACGTAATCGCGTAGTCGCTTTCCTATAAATCCGTTAGCACCAGTTATTAAAATCATGTATAGTTCTCATTTGCAAAATCGTATAATATTGTAATTAATCGCAGTGGTGGATTATCTAGTCTCATTTTGTTTATTAAATTAAAATTAAAATATAAATCTTCTCTCATATCATATAGCATATTCGCCCATTCTTCATGATCAATGCCATGTAATCTATCCAGTTCAATTAGGAATCTTTGCATTCTGCCATGATCATCTCGTATTCCATCGTAACTATGGTTTATCCATTTGTCAAATACTCTAAATCCCATTTGTCGCAATTGTTGAATATTGTTTACGCTACCGAATTGTATGAATGGTTGCATCATTACAAATGGCTTGTACGATTTTTCAGTTATGAACGTGTAATCGGTAGTGCAAGATTCAGTGACTACATGGAAACTAGAATTCAGTGGGTGTGTATAATTCATGGTACCAGCATGGTTTATAGTTAGATCAATATCTTCTTCCATTACTGCGACAATATTTTCATTTAGATCACATATTTTATTAAATGATTCTTGTAAGTATCCATATTTACTAGGTTCATCTGATATGAATAATCTTGATATTTCACCATAGATCGTCAAACCCAGGCTATGAATACAATCAGTTATGTATTCTCGCTGTAGCATATGAGATAAAATTATCATACGATGTTTCTTAGGAACTCTATTATAACATAAACTCTTGTATTTTACAATCTTTTTATTATTAATATCATTTAATTTGTTTGCGATAAAATTATCAGTATTGCCTATTTTTAAAAAAGTAAGCAAACTATTAAATTGTATTCTTGTTATATCCATTAGAGATTGATCTTCATACATATAGTCCAACGAAGCACCAGTAAGTAATACAATATTATCAGGGTGTCTACTACAACCCAATGATTTATATAGAATGTCGTAATGAAATAATGTTGCTATTTCTGATTCGGTGTCATGGTTTATTATCCATAAAACATTCCCATCTAATGAGTCTTTTAAAATCCTTTCTGGTAGAATACACTCTACCGCAATATTACCACATGAGCCACCCACGTGATTTACAAAATCGTATTTGTATTTGGTGTCATCGCCAGGTCGTATTAAATTAATTAAATGACTATATACAGAACAGTATATAATATATTTGCTACCAAGCGGTATATTGTTAATTTCTTTAATTTCAAATATATTTTTTTCATTGAACTTTATTTCAAATTCTTGTTGTTGCCAATGGGTCATGCCACTGTGGTATGAGTCTGGTATGCCTAGACGAATGTAATCTTGGTCAGCAGAATCATTTCCCAATATTATAAATTTATCATTATACATTTCTAGTATTGCCATAGTGTATTACTTGGCAATCATTATTAACATACGAACGCCAAGGATCAATCACAATACTTCCCATAGGTATACTGCAATACATTGTATCTTCGTTAGTAGAACTGATATATTTGTAGGTAGTACTCGCACTATGTGCTAATAAGAACACACAAGGTTCAGTAGGAGAATAATCATCACCAGTTAACGGGTCTACGTAGATTACGTCATGTCCTGCTGCTTTACAGTAATGTCCAATTAGCAAACTATAACTACCATCACAATACTCCACGTGTGGCTTGTATGCTTTGCCATGTATGACAATCTGCATACCATTTTGTATGGAATGTTTTACTAATTCTAACGCAATATTTTTCGCTTGTATTTCTCTCGCTCCCATTATACTGTCAAACAAATCATAACCTAAATTTAATTCTTCTGCCATATAACGAAGTGCGATATTGTCACGAGGATGACAACCACCACCATCACCCATACCTGCTTTCATATATTGCGGTCCCATGATACGCATAGTACTTGCTGCAAGCGCATCAGTCACAACGTCTACATTAATGTTTCCTTGCTTTTGTGCTACATCTTGTATCATATTAACAAGTCCTATTTTAGCACTAATGAATGTATTGTAAAATACTTTAATACATTCACATTCGTCCCAAGTACCGATCTCATAGCGAGGATCATTTTCCATGATAGTCTTATAAAATTCAACTAACATACTAGCGTCACCAGTTTCACTACCGTCTTCTGTTCCAATCATAACCATCTCAGGGTTAACCATATCCCATGCAACACTTCCCATAGCAATCAAGTAAGGGTTATATATAAATCTAGTATTCGGAATAAGATCAACGAATTGCCTACGTACCGTTCCCGGCAACACCGTACTGATAAGAACTAGCAACTGATCCTTTGTCATATGATTGTTTGCTTCTGTTAGCACACTCTTTACTATATCATAATCAAAGTCTTTTGGTTCTAGATGTGCGGTTGGTGTTCTACCATCATAATCTAAATCATGTGGTGTCGGCACAGCCACAAACACTATGTCACTGTCTTTCACTGCGCTATATATTGTGGGGTGCATATTTACAAGGGTGCTAGTGTGATCTATCACATCATACCCTGTTACGTTATGTCCTGTTCTTGCTATTGATTCGGCACATGGCATTCCTAGCTTTCCTGTGCCGATGAAACATATATTCATTATCAGATGTCCTCTACTTATTATTATTTATTAAAACTATATCTTCTCTAAACTATTTGTATATATTTTATATAACTCGTCTGCGATAAACTCATGACCTCTTTGATTGACATGATAAGGATCACTGTCAGTCAGATCATGATTTTTTTCTGCAAGCATTTGATCAGTGTAACTATATTCAATAAATTCAAAATAGTTATCATTGTGTATCTCGTAACCATAATTCAATGCTTTCAAAAAGATAACAGGTATATTATTAATTTTTAACATGTGTTGGAAATTAAAATTCTGTATTTTACTTTGTTCAAATGAAAATAAATTAGATGTATGGTGTTCTTCTTTCATTTTAAAAAAATCCCTTTCATTCTTATTTTTTTGCCATGCATGCGATCCAGGTTTATAGCGTAATATATCACCATCATCGCTAAATGAATCTCTAGGATTAATTGCTCGTATTTTGTTAGGTACGATTGGTATTTGTGATAGTGATGGATCTTCTGATGTTGTCCAAAATTCATTTCTAGTTATTTGAGTGTATTGCACAATCAATAGATCATTGCTTGTAAGTGAACCATTCATGATAGCATTTGTTACTACGCGCCACATCCTAGCATTGCTACCACAACCAGCGCCCTCGTGTATATATGTTGCACCCATGATTTCAGATAGGTAGTCTCCATATGATTTTATCACGTGTGTGCGATCACTAAAACTACAACCAGCAACTAATAATTTCATTATATTAAATCCTTTTTTTCTATAATGTATTTAACCAATTATAAAATTCAAGTTCTGCTAAGTCTGCGATTTCATACATTTTGTTGTAATTAAAATCTACGATGTTATTAACTGAATCACGCATGTCTACATGATCATCATCTGATAATCTACTTATACGTGCTACTTCTGATATAACCGCCTCCCATCTTTCAATGTCATCTTCTATCAGATCATAACTTTCATCAAATATTGTATCATATGTTTTAAACCCAAACTCTTTCAACTTATTCAATACTCCAGCATTTGCCAATACTATAAATGGAACACCAAACGCAATTGCCATGAATATTGCTTCGCTTATAAATGCTTTTCCTCCTTCTGCCCATGTTTCGCTAATCAAACTAAACTTAGAAGATTGATACAATTCCTGTATACTATCAACTGCGTCTATACTAGCGCAATCATTTGTATCTTTATTAATATTATCTACTTTGAATGGTAGATGATAATACAAATCTAATGAACTATCTCTAAATTTACCCCAATCAATTAAGTTCTTTTTATCAAATGTGTCATCATATGTATCTTTTTTATATTTCAAATCACAGTATGCATTGCACACATTCTTTCCATGCAAATCTTTTGGTAAACTCCATAACATGTCATTAATTTTCCAATATTGTTCATCTTTGCCTAGTTGCCAAAATCTTGCGCTTACATAACTACGGTGTACCTTGGGCCACCTGTTAAGAAATATCATCCAGTTAGATGGGTTTTTGTTTTTATTTTTAAATTTAGTTATATGACTATCTGTTTCATCTGCAATCATTCTAACAAAACTATGCTTAAACCAACATACACTTTTTACATTTATTTCACTGTCGACACAATGTGCTTCTGCATTGAGATCACCTGTAATCCATGTTATGCACTTTGGATTTAACCCAAGTCGGTTCGCGGCATTTGCTAAGTTTAGATGTACGTCTACTGACTCAACATGATTTATCTTACCTTCATATACTGGTCCCCAACTTTCTTCTGATGTATTAATTATGATGTGAATGCGACCTTCATTTATATCTTCATACCAATCTGATGGAATTGAATCTAGCACAGTTCCATCATACATATTACAAAATGGATGGGATCTATAGTCACCAGTGTTATGAAACCATAATATCTGTGTTGACTGTGAATTTTTAATCGGAGTTGATATAGATACCGCATTTGTGATAAACCTAAAACTATGCAAAACATTATTGAAGACTATTTGAGGCCAGTCATCTATTGGAGGTTTTAGTATATACAGTTTTTTATTACAATCAGATGATGTTATTTTCATTTTTTACTTATCACTATGATATAATGTATGTGCTTCTTCACATAGATTATAATGCGCTGTCATCTCAGGGAATGTTTTTAAAAATGATGTAGCATTTCGTCTATCATGCGCTTTAATATAATCATAAAACTTTGCTCTATGTATTATTAGATGTTCTGGACCTTTTTCATTTTTAGGGTTGAAGTGCAATCGGTTAACTACAATCCTTTTTAATTTTTCAATCTCGTATTTTTCAAAGCCTGAGTGTTCTGTCCATATATCACAAGTCATATTGTCTGCCATAAAATTCATCAATGGCAATAAATATTCATCAACCAATTCGTGTGAACAAAATTGAACATCTAGTAATTCTGGATGTCTCAAGTATGGAATATCTATTCCAATAACGATTGATTGATCAGGATTTTTTTCTGATCTATGAACGGCTGATTCACCAACTGGAGGTACCTTAAAATTGGTTACTTCTAATTTTTGCATAGACTCACTTGGATTGTGTAACTTTTTTAATTCTAGTATCCATTCTAGAAGAGGCATGAAACTGGTAACGCTGAATATATTAAATGCTGCCATGACAACACATCTAACATTACCCATTGCAGCAATTTGCTCTGTGCGCTTTTTGAATAATTTAAAATCTAAACCAGTTCGTGCATACTCTGCTCTTTCTTCCCATCCTTCTACGCTTGTGTATATTGTTATTTTCTTAACTCTATTGTCAGTTTTTAGTTTCTCTAGTTTACCTACAAACAGTTGCCATACTTTTTCTGGTACACTAAAATTACTGTTAACACTGAATTCTAATTCAGGATTAGGATTTTCAATTAGCCAATCCATACTTTTAAATGTTTCTTTACTAAGCAATGGTTCACCACCCGTTATGCGATAATGAGACAAGTGCTTAAAAGCCTCTGGGAACCATTTCCAAAAGGCATCGATATAAGGATTGAACTCTCTATTTTTATATTGCAATGAATCTAGATCCTGCCAACCTTGTACCCATTGTTCATCTAATTCTCCTTCTAATACTTTCAGAGGACCGTTCGTTTTTAATTCTTCGACCCATTTACTACTGAATTCTGGTCCGCAATATGTGCATTTGAGATTACATGCATTACTGAAACTAACTTCTAGGTAACTAGGATATATATCCTCGTCACCTTTATATTCAGTTACCGCATCAAAATGTTCCAATGCCCAAGGTTCTATGCTTTTAGAATGGCGATCACTAAGACCACCACGTTCTTCTACTCGCCAACAATAGTCACACTCTGATGGTTTCTTATCATTGAGCATTTCTGTTCGTGCAGTTTTAAGATGCTCAGTGTTAAATAATGAGGCGGGATTAGATTCTATTTCAACTAATGGTATTTTATGTGGAGATGGGTGGTGACACGCATGCGTCATACCCGTTCCTAAATGTATTGTACCTTGCTTGAATTTTGCCAAGCAAAACCCTTTTCCTTTATCAGAAAGCATATCGTCTACAATTTTTAAATTATCAGATGAATTAATCACATGGTTACTATAATTTCTATCCCATTCGTACTCGGATGCTTTTTTCTTCATTATTTACGCTCTATATCTTCTTCAATGCATTTTTCGCCAGATTGTATTTCAATCACATGACATGGTTCATCAGTATCGTTATATGCCATGTGCCATGCCATTTTAGGTATAACAGTTATACCACCTACTATTGCATGAGTAGTCATCCCATTATCGTCAAATTGAATTTTACACTCACCCTGTACAACATGCCATGTTTCGTTACGCAATAAATGACGCTGATTACTTAAACTCTTTCCCGGCATGATAACAAGTTCTTTAACCTTTACAGTACCCTTGTCATCTAACACTCTCCAATAACCCCACTGGCGATCTGTCTTCTGTGTTTTCCACTCATCAAGTATCCAACTAGAACTATTCTTTTTGTCTTCACCACCTACGCCGAATACAAACTCAATACCTTCAATTTCCATTTCTGGTATGTTAGTTATAGTCCTGTCACCACCGTTCGCAAAAATAATTTCACTTGTCGGATAATGTGCTTTGACTTGCTTAATAACGTTTATAGCAGAATCGTCATCATCCATGAACGTGAATACTTCGTCTACCATAGATAAATTATTAACTATACATAGTCGTTCATTCCATGCCATGAATGCTTTACCCTTTTTACGTTCTAACCATTCGTCAGAATTTAATCCTACGATAAGAATATTCCCAAGTGTCTTGGCTGCTTTGAAGTACGCAACGTGACCGCTATGCAATGGGTCAAACCCACCTGTCACAATTACTACTTTTGATTGTTTCATTATACCGCCATTGGTGCCTTTATACTCGTCATCGGATTGTAATCCAATAATTGATAATCATCTACTGATGATTTTAATACATCACCCAATGATTCAAAGTTCTTACTGATATTTAGTGTCGGTGATTCCATCGGCGCTCGTGTCAATTGCTCGGCTACTTGCTCAGTATGGTTTTGATATATATGTGCATCACCGATTGTATGTACGAATGTTCCCACTTCTAAATCACAAATGTTTGCTATGATGTGAATCAATAATGAATAACTTGCTATATTAAATGGAACACCAAGAAACATATCAGCACTGCGCTGATACATTTGACAACTCAACTTACCATTCATTACATAAAATTGGAACAACGTATGACATGGTGGTAGCGCCATCTTTTCAATCTCAGGTGGATTCCATGCTGAAACTATAATACGTCTACTGTCAGGATTAGTCTTGATCTCATTGATCGCCCATTCAATCTGATTTACACCACCGAAATCTACCCATTGCTTACCATATACAGGTCCTAGTTCTTTGACATCATCTGTATTAGTATAACCTAATGCTACACCTTGATTGTCTGCATTCGCTGTCCAGATTGTTTTTTTGTTAATATCCCATGTGCCGTAAAGTATCTCAGCAAGTCTACGTTCATCTGTTGATCCTTCAAGGAACCATAACAGTTCGCTCACGACTGATTTCCATGCTAACTTTTTTGTAGTCACTGCTGGAAATCCATCTTGTAGATTATATTTGGATTGATGACCAAATAAACTTATTGTTCCTGTGCCTGTTCTATCATCACGTGCTTCGCCTTGTTCAGCAACGTCACGTAACGATTGTAAATATTGTTTCATTTAATTTCCTAGTTTGTATGTATGTCCTAGTTTGCATAACATTGCATCTTTTTCTGGTAATAATGTAATGTATTTTTCATACACTTTCATATGCAATCTTCCGTTAACCGCGATACAGTCAATGAAATATAAATTACTGCTGTCTTTCCTATCATGTCCACCAGTGATAACGCCTTTTACTATTGAATTTGGATTATGTGCGTGAATAGACGGACGGTTAACTTCAACCCAATCACCAACTTTGTATTTCATTTTATCTTATCTTAACCCATTTTTCCAGTGTTAATGTTGAGTGTGGCATATCAACTCTTCTATACCATTTTTGAATTTCTTTATATGGTAAAAAGGTGTCACATGAATATACATGATCTATCCTACTAATCCATATTTCATCTATGAAAGGTATCATTGTTTCTAAAAGTTGTGCACCACCTATAATCCAAGAAGGATCAGATGATCGCTGTCCTAGTTCTTTTAATGTATTACTAATATCTTTTAATACATCAATACCCATTATAGCACAGTTATAGTATGCGTCAACATTTAAATTTCTTGATACGATAATATTCTGACGATCAGGTAATGGTTTGAAAGGTAATGAATCCCACGTCTTTCTTCCCATGATCACATTAGAATTTATGGTACACTCTTTGAACCATGCAAGATCATCTGAATTATGGGGCCAAGGCATTGTACCATCTTTTCCAATGCCCCAATTTCTGTCTGCTGCTAGTATTGCTTTCATCATATATTATTCCTTGAAGTAATCCACACTGTATCCCATTTCGTCAAAATCAAAATCAGTCTTTGCAAGCAATTCAAAGTTTCTCGCTGAATACCGTCTTATGATTTGTTGAATTTCTACTACCGATAATGTATCTTGTTTTATAAATTCACGAATCGTAATTAATAATTGATTAATAACATCAACATCTTGTTTTAAAAATAGACTTTCATAATTCATCATTATAATATTAGACGTATCAGATAACAGTGTTTCGTAATATGAATTACAAAGGGTGCCTTCATAATAATCTCCATCTGTTCGTATTTTATTAGGTACAAGGTCAATATTAAATCGTACATGCAATGAATCAAGGGTGTCTTGTTCATATGCTATTTTCATTTCTTTTAAGGCGCGAGCATAATATATCATCTTAATATCATTTGAATTTATGAATAAATTAACTCGTCCTTTGAATGTATCTATATCATATATATCATGTGGATGATGACGCTCTATAATGTCATGCATTTTCAATGCATAAGTATATTCGTTGCTAGGCAACGGAGTTACTTCAAATTTAATTAATCCTATAATTGCACTAACTAAATCGTGAAAGAAATACCCTCCCATACCAGGCGAGTATATTACATTAACTTGATGAGGCGAGGACCACATCTGCACTATATCATCATTGAATTGATTATTCAATTGTGTCAGTCACTTGATCCTCTCTGATCTGTGCACCCAACCGACTAGGATTGATCTGAACAGTCTTGAAAAACTTAGAACCATTCACGTCTAAGTCTGCTATTTCTAATTGCAATTCACGCTGTAACTCAATACCTAATCTAATTGTTTCGGTTTTCAATTTATCTAGATCCCACTTACCACCAGTACGCGAACACAACTGATCACCACCTTCGAACTGTGGGAAAATCTCATCATTGAAATAATTAGTCAACCAATCAAAGTCTCGTACATTTTTCCAATCCCAATCTTTTCTGAGTACATTGGTCATATGACAACCTAATCGTGCACCATAGACTGCCCACAATCCATTCAGTGAGTCTTCACCTACAGACATCCATGTAAGTAATCGTTGATAGTTTTTCTTATGTACTGATTCTTTCAACTTTGATGGGTCTACTATGTCACCATCAACTAGTCCCATCTTAACACCTTCACGGAATCCTGCACGCCATGCTTGTAGAGGACTTGCATTGTTCATTACATTACAATATACATTGTTCATTTGCACATAATTGATGTTCCAACAGAAGTCTACCTGTGCACGCTTATCACCTTCGGGTGCTGCTTCATGTGTACGCATCTGTTCTACAACTGGTTTGGGCCAACACTTAATTCCACCATTGCCATAAATCAAACCATTGATTTCATTCTTACCAGCCCAACTAACAACATCAGTGTTACCTATCTTATCCATATCCAATTCAACATTAAAGAAGTTTGGGTCTACGATATTGTCAGCATCTATTGTGATGAAACGATCTGTGTCAGATAATGCGGCTGCTGCTTTATGTGCTGCATCACTTCCCCATACACCATGACTACGTAGTGCCCATGGACACTTGTCTAACAAGTCTGCAAAGTTTTCATCTGCGTTTGGTTCATCATAACTTATGTAAATGATATCAAAATCATTCACGCTTACCATATTAGTCATTACTATCTCCTGTAAAATTAACTGCTATATGTTTGTTCTTGAAAATGAATAATGGTTTCAACGGAATGTCAAAATCTACATCAATGCTTATATCATCTTCGTTTATTATATGCTTTGCTGGTACTTCAAACGCACCTACAAAGTTATCTATTGATTCATCACACACTAAAAATTGTAACATTGAATCTGTAAATTTATGTGTATCCAATAAGTAACTTTGCTTTGCATCTAGGTTACTATGTATATGAATTGTATTATCTGCTGCTGTAATTAATAAGTGTGCATCTTTGTCGCTTGTAACTGAATGCTGTAACAATGTACTCTTATTCTCAGTCAATCTTGTTGGAATGTATCTTTCAAATATTTCAAGACTGTAATTTTTAAATATAGGTCGTGTGAACAATGATACATCATCCCAATCTGTTGGTAATTTAAACTGTGCTGACTTTCGTTTGAATAACAATAACGGGTCAACTTCAACTGATTGAATCAGATAATCGGGATCATTCTTCTTTGTGAAATATAAATTGAGCAATGCGTTTTCTTTATTAGCAATATCATTAATAGCAGTTAAGTTCATTGACTTCTTTATGTTTTCAATATTAACTGACACTTCCACGATATGTTCTTTCTTGTATACACGAATCAATACATCAGATTTAGTTGCTGGTTTTTCTTGAATTTGATATAGAAAATTTGTATTTGATTGATTTATAGATAGTACATCTTGCTTTAGATCAATATCCCATGCTTCGCTTTCTACATCCCAGACAACACTACACGCTTTGAAAGGTACAGTTCCCCTTATCAATTTGCGACATAATTCATTATACGTAGTGGTGACACCATGCTTCTTGCTGGTAGATTTTAATTCATTAGACGACAATCCAATTACCTTACCAGTATCGGTTTGGTATTTAATCCACCAAGGTGTTTTGGGTATTGTAATGCTTTCGGTGTTCGTCATATATCTCGTCTGTTATGAATGTTGTGTCTTTATAAAAAATAGTATTATTGATTGCGTAGTTCTGTATCTTCAACTTCGCGTCTGCACTAATCCATACATTGATATAGTCCGACCAATTGTTTTCTATTCTATCACTCTCTTTTAAATATTTAGTCATTAATTTCATGTCAATAATCTCAAGGATATTTGCATGGTGTGGTGTCACATCATTATACAACCCAAGATGTGAAATAATAAATGAGTGCATTAAATGTGAATCATAGTCAGTTGGTATATATTGAAACTGTATAAATTCTCTCAATACATCTTTCCATTCTGTCATATACATCTTAGATAATGAAAAGAATTGATCCGACTTATGTGTATCTTTTTTCCAATAAAACAAGTCAGATGATACTTTCTGTATGCCATGTGATTCATACCATTCTGGTACATCATCGGAAATATTAGTCTTGAAATCCATTGTCTTAATACTAAAACACATTTCATAATTATAAAGATATTCCCAAAGATTATCGTGCGTTTCTTTTACGAGGGAGTAACAATCAATAGCAATGGTATTATCATAAGGTGTTACGTATTTTAATTGCCAATCATTTGCACGAATGTCACTTACGACATCAAACGGCAATTCAATAATGTTATCAAATGGTTCTTCATATGCATCATTTGAATTATCAAGTGAATCAATTATCATACTCACATGTGCACTGGGATTCTGAATCTTTATACTGTACGCACATGCAGATGCAGCCTTTTGTTCTTGTGCAGTGAATGCTAATATTACATATCCGTTACTCATATAACAACTCCAATAATCTATCACCTACTCTATCTAATGCTCGTTTGTTCATGACATGTACATCTTGATTGCTATGTCGTACTACGATTTGCTTCCAATCTTCTATCGTATCAGTCGCCAAGCACACCCATTCATTCAAGTTTATTACTTGTGTAATATCATCATTCTGTGACATGTTCTGCATAGGTAATCCACCAAAGTCGTGTACTACATCACCAGACATCATACCATTCATAATGTGTATTGCTATACTAGTACAGTAATCAGTTCTGAATAGTTTGCCTGGGAAGTTATAAAGATATTGATAGAAGTCATAATTGTCTGCAACATGTGCCCAAGTATCAAAAAAGATTTTGCTTTCTTCTGACTTGTCAAAATATACTACAGTAGACCACCACATAGGAATACCCACATCATACAATTGTCGTTCAAACAAATTAGGTACATCATTGCGTATATTGATTGCATTGCTATACATTGCAACACCTTCATAATTGAATGCCATATTTAGAAAATCAGTCTTTAGAATGTAATCAATATCAAGTAGAATAGTTTTGTCAAATGGTGTGTACTCAAATACTTTATGCTTGTTACTGTTATTAAATTGTGCATGAAAGTTCGTCCAAGGACTATCATTGTGAGTACGAATATTCTTCTTCATTTCATCATCGGTCAATACGATATGATCAAAGCATGAATCTATTAGACTTTTAGGTTGCGATTGTTGTAACCATGAATATGATCCAGCGTCAGTTATTAAGCATACTGGTTTGTTTAATTTTAGTTTTGCGTATGATGCAGCAATGGTTGCTAACTTAACGTAATCTATTTGCTCATTATTGTAAGCAAAGAAACAAATTCCTTCTGTCATTAATCTTCCAGCAATTTATTAAGGTTACGAAGTTTTTTGATTTTATCAAATTCCTCTGAATATTCTCTCATAGCAGTATCATATGCGTCTTCCAATTTCTGACAAAATGCAGGAAGGTCTTGGATACGGATAGGATTTTCTTTTGTGTCTAGAATATACATTCCTTGTTGTTGTGTCATCATATATGATACAAAATTTATGGTAGTATGATCTGCAACAAATACACCATTGTTATGATGTACTAATAGCATTTGATTTAATCGGTTCTTTAGGTTTTTCTTTTGATTTGATATCGTGAGTGAATAATTAGAGAAGTCTAATGCTTTCTGTAAGCGATCATCCATTGTAGTATAACTCCTTTGTAGTTAAAGTTATTTATATTATACTACACTGTCCAGGATGTGTCAACTGTTAATGTAGGTATTGTTCTTGTAATAAACTGATATACATGAGCGCCCGCTGTATAAGGTGCGTCATTACTGTCACCAAGTAGCACAGGTGTTGTATGTTGATTTACATATCCAAAATCACAAGTCAGTTCTGCATTGATTGTACCAGATGTCACATCGTCAGTTAGTGTTACTTTAATGTAAACATTAAATTTTCCACCCACCTCGTCTGCTTTCAGCGATACCTTAATACTTCTGTTAGAGTATGCACTACCTGAGTACTCACCAGCCGCTACATATCCACTTACAGAAAAAACCTCAGTGTATGCACCATTTGGAGTAATGTCATAGAATCCTTTAGTTACAGCAACCACGTTGCTACCTTCGTTAACTGTATCGACTGCTCTTACATTAATCACACCAGTTGTGTCAAACATACTATCCCAACTTCTGGCATCTGAATTAACACCGTCTTGATCTAACGTGATATATATTTTACCACCAGCGTTGAAAAAATATCTTGCTTCATTATAATTTGCGAACTCTGCCTTTCCAATTGAATTAATGGTATTAGTCCATGTTGGTGTGGCAATATCAGAAACTATGATTACCTTTTCTGTACGAGTAAATGCATCATCTAGTGCTTTAAAACGATTTGTCGCTAAACTCATGTCTGTAATTTTATCTTCGATGGTGCTTGTGATATAAGAAGCATCAATCACCGTTGTACTAAAATGTGGTATCAATGCAGAAGTCTCATCGTAGTGATACAGTCCTGCATTCATTTGTGATAATAATTGATTGGTATGTTCAGTTGTGATAATGTCAGTTATCGCTACAGTTGGTTCAGCACTTGCTTGTCCCCATCCACATGAATGCTCTTCAAATTTAGTAGTGATGTCTGTAAATAATGCAGATACCACATTGTCTCCCCATAATTTATTATATGAAGTTACCAGTTCATTGAATTGAACTGCTGTTATCAGATCACCAGTTGAAATAGGTGGCATTGTTACTTCGCTCCTACAACGACTTCTACTAAACCTATACCTTCGGTCGTCTTGTCTTCCAATGCTCTACCGACAATACGATACCAATCTTTAACATCTCTCATCTCATAGTCAGTTGGTACACGAGCAACGCCAGGTTCTTCACTTGCTAAGATACGGTCGCCTTTTTTAACAAGACCTATTACTTTACAAGGAACACGACCCGTTAATGCTACTGCAACAGTAGTACCTTCGCACATACTATTCATTAAGTATGCTGGATCAGTTGATACGATACCAAATACATTAGCACAGAATAATTCAGTTGTTTGTGTAACTTCTGCTTCGCCACCAATTTTAACAACAGTGCCAGGTTCATATGATGCATCACTAACATATAACTCAGCCAAGTCAGCATATTGTGCTGTTGTCGCTGTACCATGAAACTTGTAACCAGTACCACTATTCATTGTGATACCTATGTTTATGATCGGAAATGCTGTCTGTAACGTCTGTCCTGTTTTCACTGTGAATAATTCTGAACTAAGAACTGAAATAGCGATTGCGTCATCATACATTACGGTAACAGTATGTGAACCATCAGATGAGTCTAATACAGTTTCTATACGAGTAGATGCGCCTGCCAATGCTGACCAATTCGTACCATTAAATTTGTAGAATCTTTCCTCGGAGGGCTTATACCACAGTTGTCCTGCGATTGATTTAGATATCAATGGTGCTGTTTCACCAGCGAAGTGTTCTGTTAAGTGTACAAAATTTTCTGCAATTGCTTCGCCATACCCGTAATAGTTTTTTCCTATTAATTGCATATGTGTTTCTGTATTAACAGCACCATCATCTACAGTGATTACACTTGTGTTACCAAAGTTGTTTACTGGATATGACATGATTAAGCCCCCGCCGTGATACGAATGGTGTATATAATTTCTAACTGTCTATTTGCTGATTTTTCAATTGGATGAAATATCAAATGCGTTAAGCACTTGCCAGACGCAGTTTGTAATGCCATTTCATCAAATACATAAGATCCAGCACCATTGTCATTATCAATTGCACCCTGTGCTGCTGGTTCTGCATAAAGTAATGTTGCTGTTACAACAGTGTCACTATATACTTGACCAGCATGTGTAGTTACATCAATCTTGTTCTGTACATCTGCAACTGCTGGCACTACATTTTTAGAATAAGTTTGTGCGTACAATGTACTATTTGTAGTTGCAACATTAGGCGTTTTGTAGAATACATTACCGCTTCCGTCTATCGTTGTACCGCCATTTCCCAGTTCCAACGTTGCGATATTAAACGCGCCCAATGCATCATCTTCTTTCTTTGCTAATAAACTTGACAATGCAATTGACATATTATAAAAGTTAATCGCGTTGTGCTTGTTTAATAATACTTCGCCTGTATCAATGTCTCTAATCAGAACGTGTCCGTCCATTCCTAGCATTGAGTTGTCATCAACAATTTGTTTCATTAAAATTCTCCGTTACTGTATTTAGCATAATTAACTTACGCCCTTTCCGCTTGCTTGCAATTCGTGTACATCACTATGTACGACAGTAGTATCAAGTATTGTTTTACTTGTGTTATAAGCAAATCGTTGACTAGTTCCATATTGTCCATTGATGTTATAAGTCTTCAATGTCTTGAATATGTCTAATTGTTCGTTTGTTACATCTACGATTAATGTACCAGCACTATGTGTTCTATTTATAGTACCAAACATTGCGCGTGTGATGTTATTTAATTTGTCACCACTGACTTGTGTGTACTGAATTATTTCACCATCAATATACGCAAATCCACCTAATGCGTTAAAGTTAACACCATGACCTGTTGGTAATGCGATAGTAGTATCAGTATACGACATCTCAGTATCAATAGTAGATTCACGATCTTCTCTTAGACTAAATGCTGCTGTGTTCAACCAGTTATCTTGTATGTATGCATATGTGCGAGTATTTGCATCAACCACACTACCTGTTGTATTTGTTATAACTTTAAAAGATACTTGTTCATTGAACTGAGGTGTTACATTAGAACGTCTGTATTCATTATACACATTATTTAAATTACTAAGACTGATGAATGGTACACTATGTATCTCATCAGTTAGTGTGTCAGTAAATGTACTTTCAATTATATCTGATGGTGTATCAGTGAAACTAGAAGAGATAACAGTATTTTCAGTATCATACTTAGTATGATCTAAATAATCACCAGTATCCATTGTGATTTTCATAGTCCTACTAAGTTCCTCTACTTTCGCAGATAACTTATCATTAGACTTATAAGATTCTAGTACTGTCTTGACTTTGGTATGGAATGGCTTCACAGTATTTATATAACCAGATACCTCATTAAGAACTGAACGATTATATTTTGTGGTTTTATTCTTACCAGTTTCAATATCTGTAACAATATTAAGATGTACATAGGTTGTCTTATAAACCCAATCAACCATATCATGTTCTGATACTGCGTATTTCACTATTGCAAAGAACAGTTTATTGAAGTTATTAATATATTCTTCTACGAACAAATCATAACGACAAGCGTATATTACATGCTGCATAAATGCTGCTGGATTGCTATCCCAATTGGTTCCTGTCCAACCTTTGTCACCATCCCACCCGTTGAATAAATTCTTATTATATAAGAAGTCATTAAATGCGATTGTTGCATTTTTCTTTTCAACAAGAACCCAGATTCTTAGATTGGTATTCCATTCAAATATCTCACTCTTGTCTAACTGAGTTATGTCACCTTCAATATTGAACAATGCGATTGTATGACTGTTAGTATCAATAGCCGCTAATGCATCATACGAAGTAACATGAATCGTAGGTACTGTACCTACTGTTCTATCTGCATGAACAAAATCTGTATAATCCCAAAGAGTTGTCATATCCAAATTAATACCAGATGAATCTACGACTGAACCAATTGTTCTATCCCATCTACCATCCAACTCTTGAATTAAGTTCTGTGATTTTAATAGACTGTTGATAGCAACGATTGCTTCTCTACGAGCAGTCCATGTATCTTTAAACCAACCTTGTGAATATGTCTTATTATTAAATCGTAGTTTACGATCATCACCATAGCGATTGTATTCGTGTAAATTAATAGAAGGCAATGCTTGTCCCACTGTTAATTCATCTGCTGGTAACTCACCCAAAACAAAGTTTGATGTTTTAACTACTTCTTCTGTTAAGTTATCGCGCATACCAATATACCAGTAATCAGGAATGCTGTCAACATTTTCTTTGATTGATGTCCAAATACTATGTGATGATTCACTATGAGGTGTAGCGTCTACAACAGTAGGTTTCATATTTACTTGCAGCACACTTCCCTTGTCACCAATCATATATTTTACATTGTTAACAATCATAGCATTACTATCAATAGCAGCGCACCATGTGATACCATTATCAGTTGGATTAGATATGATACTTGCAATCTGTGTTACTGTCAATGAACGATTATCTTCTGTATTGGTTTTGTTCTGAACCCAGAAATAATATACCACATCGTACTTTTTAAGTATATCATTCCATTCATTCAATGTAACATAATAATATAAACTTTCATTGATTGATTTATCAAACACACTGTATACTTCACCAGTTGCTACTACACCATATTGTTCTGTGCTAGACTTAACTGCATCTGCCCAATCTTCTGGATGCACTGAACTCTTTGTCCATTCGTATACATCAATACTTGAAGCAGGGAATTGCTTGCCCCACATTCTCGCACGATATGCATTATCACCTTGTTCATAGTCATAATATCTTACCTTACTGGTATCCCACCAAGTTCTACCTATCTCTGCTTTGCCCCATGAGTTATGTTCATCTATGTTGTATGCAATATCAGTAGATGTATTGTATACTGCAAAGTCTACTGACGCTTTTAAATCAAGTTCCTTGTCTGCAACGCCGGGTATGATTCCTCGCAACGGATCGAATATTTCCATTTCACTAATAGTTTGATCGGTATCACCATCGTAAATTAATACATTAGCAATATTTGCATTAGTGACACGAGTACTATTCTCTCTGAGTAATGTAAATTCAGTTCCATTGTATTTGTACACCTGTGTTGCTGCAAGACCACTCACACTGTCAGTTGTAGACCAAACCAAGTCACCAGTGTTCCATTTATATAAAGTGGTAGCCGCTACTGATGCAGTAATATCAGTAAGTTGATTAAATCTTGCTGATCGTAATACAAATGCAGATTGACTTGTACCATCTGTTTCAATAAATCTATCAATGTAGAATGTATTAGGTTGTGCTATATTACCTAATTTAGTAACACGATGAATACCATCAACGCTTGGTGTGGTAGTTGTGTTAACTAACATCACATAATCACCAACTTCCACATTATGTGGTATGTTCAATATAACCATTGCGTCATTTCCATCATCGGTATCAGTGCCAGCGACTATGCTAGTCGCGTAGTAACCGAACTGCTGAACTTGTAAAACGTTCCAACCGAAGAATTTACTTGCTATAGAACCAGTATTATCGTTAACCAATTCGTTGTCATTAGGCATCCATACATTAAATAATGCTTCATCTTTATCAGAAATATCATTCCAATCTTGTCCGGGAACATCATTAAACACATTGACAATTGCCTCAGTTGATGATACATGAACACCTGTTGTTAAGCCAGATTGCGTATTGAATTCTCTATTTCCTAAATTAATTTCTGTATTAGTTGATACAATGCTTACTCGCTTACCAACAACAGATGCGGTTACATTAGATATTGATGCTGCAAGCAATGCGGTGTTTATAAAATCAGCCGCATCTTGTGCATCACTAACTACATTCACAGTCGATCCTGTTGCACCAGTGGTTGTAGGAAATGACAAAGTAGAATTCGCTGTACCATTTATTTCCAATGTAGTAAACTGAGTGAATGCAGTAGTCGCTACTTTTTCTATTCTAACTGCATTAGAAACAACTGATACGTTATACTCATTAGTTAATGCAGCATCTATCGCTGCTGCTATATATACTTCATCCATCAATTGACTCTGTAGTACTTGAGTAGTCACAGTATTATATGTACCAGTTGCGATACCGAACTCAACTGCACCAAGTGTATAATTGATAGTTAATTGTGCGCTTATATCATTATTTGCGTCAAGCACAACTGATACTCGTGTAGTGTCTTGTACATTGTTAATACCAGTTACATTGGTTACTGTATTAATTGCTGTTTTTAATTGGTCTTTATCCATTGTTACAACAGAAGAGAATCCTAATAAGTCAACTGTTATATCCACTACACCATTGGCATCTGTGCCATCTAAAATAGATGTATTAAATGTAATTGCCTGAGTACCAGTATCATATGTATAATCAGATGACGTAAGTGTATATGATGCAGTACCACCGCCTGGCACTACTAGAATATCACCAACATTATGTGCTGCCATATTACTAACTAGTGTTACACTTGCTACTGGTGCAGAAGTTGCACTAAATGACTCTGTCGTATCTGTTGCAGGAGTGTCTGTCACAATTGGAGTACCATACGTTGCTAGATTAACTATGACCGAATTGATGTCCAATGTCATACCAGTTACATCGGCTGACGATGGATTAACCACTGACACTGCGTAAGGATTACCTTCATGATTGGCAGATGTGTCAATAATTGTACCGATTGCATCACTAACAAGTGCGATAGCATTACCATCAACAACTACCGAACTTGGTGATAGAATAGATGGATTTGCAGTACTAGTTGCAATTACCGAACCATAAACAAACTGTGTTTTATTAAACCAAATATCAACACCATCAATCGATGCAGATGGTATAGTTGGGTGATCTGTTACATTACGATGCGTAAAGCCAGAGGTAGTTGGCGGATCAATAACAACCGTACCAACGAATGCTAAGTCTGATGGTGTTGCATTGTATCCTATATAATCTACATTACAATTCCATAATTTGCCGTCACGTCTTACTTCTTCACCAAACTTGTACGATGTTGTGTTGTCCCACGTACCTATATTAGCATAATCACTAGTTGAATCGTATAACGTTTCTAACTCATCTATATTAAATATAACATTGTCTGATTCATCTTCAAGTAAATCTCCAGCGGTTAATAACGCTGTTTTGTTCGCAGTGTACGACAATGACTCAAATACAGGAGTACTAACGTTATTAACAAACACAATGTCACTGCTACTGAAATCAATAACAGATGGATTTATAGCAACGTCTGCTTGCGCAATTTCTATTTCGGTTGATTCGTTTATCTTAGTATCACCAAAATTTGCTTGTCTAAACATATATTCTTCATCTATGTTAATTGTACTTCTTCCATCATTTATAATTTTGCTGCCTGCAACACGCTGTATTACAGATTTTGTACCTTTCGCCTTGATCACACCTTGTAACCATTTACTAGATACGGTATCTGATAAATTCAACTTAGAAAGCCATTCTCTAGTAACATTGTTAATCATCAAGTTCTCTGCTTTAGTAACTTGCTTGTTAAACTTGTCTACATTAAAGTCGTAGAAATTAGAAATCTCTTCAACGCTTGAATCAAAGTTCTGAATTATTGTATTTTCTCTAACTAAGAATCCGGGTGCTTGTTTAGCGCCGGTCCAGTTACGTGTGCGCTGACCAACCAACTTTAATCGTTGCTGTCTAACGTTTGTCACATCATCAAATATAGTGTCATTAAACTGTGTTACATTCTGTAACAATAATGCATGTTCATATGTTACCATAGCAGTACCAATACTAGACATCGCTGCTATGCCAGGCTTTGTTTCAACTGTCAATGAATTGGTATCACGATTTATAAGTAAATCAGATGATTCAATTGTATATCGGTCACTATTCAATATGGAATTCAACTTCCCAGGCAATGTGTTATATTCTAGTACAACATGCGATGTATTAGCGAATGTTATTTTTCTATCAAGTGGTATAATAAATGCAGCACCCACGGTTGCAGTTAGCGCCCATTGTGCGAAACTATATGCTTTACCATCTCCAGTTGCTCCGAATTGATAACCAACGCTATCTAAGTATGCATAGTTTCCACGAATGAAATTATATACATCTTGTACGCGAGAAAACTGAGATTCATATTCCGCAATAGATACTGTATTATAAAACTGCTTGTATTTCTTTATAGTCACCGAATCATTCAAATTAATATTGATGTGATCGTTTACATTCGTCTTTAATGGTTCAAGGAATTTAAATTGTTGCTTATGATTACTGATTCCATCAATAGTGAAACTCGTTGCATTTTTTGTAATAGTAATATTACATGCAACATGAACATCTGATGGTGAACTAGTGTACATTGTCAACGGCGCATCTATTTGGTTTAATGTAAACTTGCCATTAGTACCAGATTCAGTTTCAACTTTCATTACATGAGATGCGGTGAATCCACCCAACTGTTGTATCAATTGTGTATCACTACGCTCATAATTACGTATGATGTTGTTTTCAAAGAAGTTTCTCTGAATGTACGATGTTTGTGCTTGGTTGATTCCAACGCGATACTGAGATCCCACGCGGTTTATATTCACATGGAATGTTGCCTTTGCTGCTACATATCCTGGATAGGTAACACTATCTGCAAGTTTCGCTGCTGCTGTTGCTGAACGTAATTCTATAGTAGGTGTAGTTTGGTAGTTACTTCCACGTGATGTTAATGTAACACCAATTATGCTTCCAGAGGATAAATCCAATGTCGCAGTCGCAGGATTAGTACCAGCATCTCCGCTAATATATATTTCCACATCATCTTCAAACGTAGTACCACTTGATACAACTTTGATTGAATCTATATATGCATTTACCGAGTCATCTACATTATCATAAATGACATTAGTAGAGATCAAGTCTTTAGTGAATCTGCTAAGTGACATACCAGTTACATTCGTAAATGATTCATATACACTTGTCTGAAAGAAGTCAGTCCATGCTTTCGCTGGATTTAACTTAACGACTGCGTCTATCATTGCTGCATGACCTAATGAACTATTACGCCATTCAATTTCTACTGGACCCCAATCTCCAAATACAAATGCGGTTGATCTTTCAATATACGATGCAGTCGTACCTAGTACAACTGAACGATCTTCTAATACGCCAGCGATGGTTACTGGACTCTTATTTGAAAAGTCCCAGTAATATCTTGCGTAATACAAATCATGCTTCACTTTTGCGCTTGCAGGATCACTGATTAAACCAGTATTGAATGCGCTTATCATTGCTGTTCGCTTGGCTGCATCTGTCCAACTGTAACTCGCATCCCACCATGTAGGCTTGTCACTATAACCTAGCATATGCCAAGGCGTGATATGTGGTGTTGCTGTACCAAATAATACATTGTACGCACCTTTCCAATGTCCAGGAAGATTAGATGTTAAATGACCATCTGCTAATACAATAGATGAGTAATTCCACGTAGACGAATCTGCTGCGTCAAAATATCCTGCTGGAGTTAATGTAGTGTGTGCTGACTTTGAATACCAATCTTTAAAATATTTGTCTACATAGTTGTCCATCTTATTTAATGTGTACCAAGTACCACGATGCTGTGATGGTAAATATTTGGTAAAACTATTGACATAATGTGAATCTTGCTTACGCATTCCATTATATACACGAGTCTCTATATCGTACAATACTGCTGCAACTGGATCAAAATTAATGTCATTGATTTTTTCTAACTCTGCATTTTCTTTCAATGCGTACACACTTCCATCGTGTCCTATCAATTCATTAGAAAGAACTTGTGGAACATAGGTATGTGATAATCCAAGTTTAGCCATACTCGCTGGTACATTACTGTCTTCGTCCATTTTATAATAATACGCTCTCACAGAAGCAACTTGACTATCAGTAAATGCTACTGGAATAGTAATCAAATTAATCTCACTACCAGACATCGTATAATCTTTACCCAATGTTAATAACCGAGTAACTGCTAGATTATCACCATCTCTGTTATCTGTTGTATACAAATACATATGATCTTTTCTAAAATCATCATTATTAATAGTAAGTCCAAGATGATAGTTAGCAGTACCATGCACATATGCTACTTCTACATATTGTGATTGTAATGAATATAACATGTTAGATTGCTTATGAAGATTCGTTCCCTTACGAGATTGAATAATCGCTTCAATTACATCTTGCGAAAGTGTGCGGACATCTAGATATCCTTTTGTTTTATATAGTCTCTTTGTTTGTGACATTACTAATTGCTTAAATGACCACCAATCTCTTCCCTGCTCAGATAGTGCGGCAGCAATATTCATTTCGTCAACACCATAACACAAGTCATGCATTACACTAATGTCATCATGCATGAATATTTCACCAGCATATGAGTTAATTATAATACTCTTGTGATGGTTGTTATCACCGAATGCTTCACCAACAAATCCGGGTGTGCTTTCTATGATACTTAACCAATGAGATAATGTTTCTGCGATTGTAAATTCTTTTATGAATGCATTGTGTGCATTATGTTGATGAACATCTGGTATCTGTATAGGTGTTGCACTACTAATCGCAGTATCGTTATTGTAATATTCTACATCTATTATAGAAATATTGTCACCTTGTGTCGTAAGTTCAACATCATTAATCACTATAGATTTTTCATTTATAGTATATTTTGATGCTGGTAATTTTTTACCATCAACCATCACAGTATGGAAAAACTCATCTTGTGATGCGTTTGTTATAATACGACCGCGATTAGTTACCACATCTGATGCTGAACCAAATTCAAGTACAAATGATACTGTATCTGGTAATGTGATCGTAATCTTGTCACTAACAACTGATGTAGGTGTAAATGTAGTACCATCGGTATTATAAAATGTCAAATCCTTTGCAGGAGTAATATCATGGAATACATAAGATGCATTTTTTCCTAATATCAATTCAGGCTGATTCTCTCTGCTTCTATTGTATACTCCCTCGTCTTGAACTTCGGTGGTTGTTATATTACCATCTCGTTCAAATACCAAGAACTCTTTGTCTACTCTCCAATTAGAATATCCAATTGGCAGAGTAATAGTAGTAGAATCTGCAAATGCTTGAATACTATCCTTTGCACCAACTGAATACGCACTAGGTATATATGTACTTGCATTATTCATTCCTTTTGTAAAGAAATAATATCCTGGGATTTCAATCGCTGCGTGTCCCATGTCTCGTGAATAATTGTAACGTTCTGTAAATAGGTTATTCTCAAACACAATGTTTGCGCCCATACCAGTATCTTTGTATGATAACGCAAATGTTAGTTCGCTATCAACTGCGCCAGTACCGACTTTATATGAAAATATTTTACTACTAACAAACGTACTTCCATTGAAACTACTCAATAACGTACCTTGGTTATCGCATAACTTAAATAATGGTGCTACGTTTGGTAATTTTTTATTCTGTGCTAATTTTATTTCACCATCGTAATACATGTCTCTCTTTGCATATGCACTAGTTCCAGACAATGAATCATTAATTGTAACAAAAGTATCGCCCACTGTGAATGTATCTGTTCGCTCTGCTTCTGTCAATGTATCAGATGCACCTTTGATGTATATTCCGTTGCCATATGCAATGCGTGAACCAATTGCAACATCTGCGGCTGTAACTAGTGATGATACTACATAATCTACTTGTCCTTTAAATACACTGTCAGATGCATAATGTGCATGACCATGATCAGTCATATGCATCAATGCATCAAATTGTATAATAGGTCGCTTTGCTCTGTTAGGTGTTGTAATAACAGTAGTTGCAACAAACGAAGTATCTAATGTTTGTAAATATAACACACTGTCTTTGTGTATCCAATGGTTTGCACGCGACCATGAACTTGCAATATTATCAGATGTATCAATTACAATATAATCTTTAATGTCATGTGGTTGTGCTACCGAATCTATGGAATAACTATATGGTGTAGTATCTGTGAAAAATGTTCGCCCAGTAGAATCTGTTAGTAATTTAAAACTAATACGAGTACCAACACCTGTCACTAAATATGTGCTATCTGCAATAGCAGCATCGTAACCAATGAATTTTATTTTCAATCCATTGAACAACTCAACAGTGTTCACACTATCTGTAATTGTTCCCAATGGTGCACCAGTAATGGTTGTTATTGGATTAGTATCATTTGCAACTAAAAAAGTTGAGTTGTATACTGGAAGATCAGATGCCCAATAATAAGAAACAAAATTTACAAATTTGTCTATGTTGATAGGCGGAGCATACACATATGCATTGGAATTATATGCTGCATTATAACCATATTGATCAAAGTTCATTGCAACATTGTTTGCAACATCGCTGATCGCGATTGTATGGGTAACATTACCCAACTCGTCTGTAGTGACAATTCCTGGCTCTAATTGTTGTGCTGTACTATTTGTATTCAAGTAATTGTCATCATATCGTGTTAATGATTTACCCGAAGTATTTCCAACATAGGCATCAACATGTTCCATATCACCTTTTGATATCATCTGATCAAATGTTGCGTCCAGCCATTTCTTGTTAAGATCAGTCTTAAATGGCGTAGGTAACTTGTCTACAGATTTGATTTCATTTACTGGGTAATTACCAGCACGCTTCTTTGCGTCTGCTAGTTGTTGTTTTGTAGATTTATAATTTTCCATATGTTACCTTGTTGCCTTAATGTTTGCCTGTGTAATGCTCGTTACGATATCTATATCTATGACGGTTGCGTCTGGTATAAACAACTCATCTGTCAATGGTGTTATTTGAAATAATGAACCAAATACACTAGTAGAACTTTCTGGTACTATCACGAATGAACTTATAACACCGATCAATTCGTTATGTACATATGCTGCTAACTCAGTGAAATAGAATGTCTCTCCAAAATCCCAAAGTGATATATCAAAGAAGTTATTGATTGCGACAATAACTTTCGCTTTAATATCGTTATCTGTAAAATTCACACCCGGCACTTTGATTACATTAAATCTTGCTCTTGTTTCTGGTTCTGCTACTGCACCAAATAATACCTTGTATTTAACTGGGCGATAGATAATAGTATCACTCATTGCTTTCTTTTTATCAACAACACTAGATTGATTGAATTGTCTGTTTAGTTCATCAATAGTAGGCGGTGTAGGTCTGCTAGTGGATAAACGAGATTCCAATAACCAAGTCTTGAATGAAGTGTCATACTCTTTTGTCAATGTAAATATATCAATGATGTTTGACAAACTAGGATCTACGATTTCATTCTCTGCTGGTATATGTGTCCACTCAAATCGTAATGCACTCTTTGATTCAGCGAGTCCCACTAGATCAAAATATGCATCTGGATTATCTGCACGAGAATCAGTTGAACTATCTTGTAGTGCGACAATAACTTTGTTTGACTGATATAATCCATTTGAATCTATATTATATCCCCATACATAAAATTTAATAAACTTAGCAGTTGTTGTGTCATATAGTTCAATGATATCACGATTTCTCTTTTTAGTGAATTCATTGATATTGTATTCACTTGTTAGATTGGTGAATTCAACTTGGTTCGTTGCTATTTCATATCTAGTTATACGAGTAGTAACATCGTAACTATTATGCACTGCACCAGATCCCACAATAGTAGGAGTTACATCAATCAAGTAAGCCAATGAACTTGCATCAACCACGGGAGTAGTAAGTACTTCCCAATATGCTGGTGTCGCTTCGTAATGGTATTTTAGTTGGAATTGTGTTGCACTAGTTAGTGCATCTAAAATACTTGTTTGTTCTACTGTTGTAAACTGTTTTGCAAATGCTGGATAGATCATGTCTAATGTAGCACCAGAAGGTATTTCAATATCGAATGCCACTGCACCAATTCCAGTAACAGTTAAACCAGATGGTTGTCCCACTGAGTCGTCTATTCCTCTTCCGTTGGCAAATATGCTTGATACTTTCGCCCAATATACACCATCTGATGCTGTAAATTTAACTAATGCACCGACAGTTATATATTTCAAGTAATGAGTCTGCGCTGAACCAACGCCCTGTATCACACTTGCACTATCATTGAAATAACCAGTAGTCTTATCATTTGTCTGCCATGTGAATATAACATCATTAGCAGGCAATGCAGTTCTTAATGCCTCAAATGATGTTTTGAAGTCAGAGTAATATAAGTTCAATAACTCATGATTTTGTATCGCTGGCTTTATATAATTTTCAAATACGCTGTTGACAACTATGTCATCAGTATGTTCTACCTTAGTTGGTTTTGCGGTAGCGACTGAAAGTACCCCATCTGTTCCAAACAAATGTAGATTAGAATATGTACCAGTAGGATCATATAATTTAGCATAACGACTATGTCCACTGTGTGTTCTATTAACACTTTTTATTTTTAAAATATTCTCACTTTGATTCAATAGATAATTATTGTAATCATCTGCGGTTATCATTCTGTCTTGTGTCACATAATTGCGAGGTGCATTTGTTTTAATTGTATCTAATGATTCTGCACTGCTTGCGTTAGAGACTGATGACTTTAATTGTAATCCAATTATCATGGTATATGTGTTGCCGTCAGCACCACTATAGTTGATATTGATAGTTTTGTTTGATAGATCATCTGGGCGTAATGTATAAGATACGTTTTCACTTACACGATACCATACACGAATGATATTCTTCGGTATTGTTCCAAAATTTTCATCAGTGAACATAACACTTATCTGGTTATTTGCTCGTGTTTTAACTGCAAAGATATGATTTGTACCAGATGCGATGTCGTTGAATATTTCATTTTGTCCGTACACGTTATCAACTTTAGTCCATTGTTGCGATACAACACCATTTGTATCAATTGACTGAACCCATACATCTGAATTATTAATGTTTGGAATATCCACGTCAAGTGAAAGATTGCTGATGGGACTATCTATTACAAAATCTTTGTACTGTAATGTTCCCTGCTTGAATCCACAGAAGAATCCTGATGCGTTGCTACCAACACCTTTACCATCGTTCTTGTATATCATGGTAAATGCTGATGTAGGATTTGGTATTGTCTCTATAATACTCAGTGCTTGTGCATCGTAATCTAATCCGATAACATCAAATGATGAACTTGAACCTGCTGCGGTTCCTTGAATCGCGAACTTGATCTGATCAGTCGTTGTATTCAAATTATAGTATTCAACTTTTTTCCCTGCGATATTAGTATTAATTCTAGGTGTACCAAATTGATTACCACCAGAAAACATTGCATTCATAACCGTGACAAAGTCATCTAGGTTATTGATATTAGATGTACTTTCATATCTGATTTCTTTACCAGACAGCGTAGTACCATCACTACCAAGTACTGTTTCATTAGTTTTAACACTAACTACTTTTAATTCACCGAATGCTGTTACATTACGTCTTGGTTGATAACCTACGAATTCTGCCAATTTAAATACAGCATCTTGTCTCTCTGCTGTACTCAAGAAGTTATTACGAGTATTCAAATCTGCACGGAATGCTAAGTTATGACCGAACTGCGCAATGAGATCCAGTAGAGCAACGAATTCACTTGATTCAACCCAGTCATTATAATTCTCTGGATATTTTGCTTGTACATAATCGACCATCGTGCTACGAATGGTAGCATAGTCATACGCTTGAAAATTCGCATTAATATACGAATCATATACAACGGTGTAATCTTCCGCTGCAAATAATTTTGATTGTCTTATTGATTGTGTCATAATTTATAACTCGCCTGATTCACGATCAAACTTTATTTCAAGTTCGGTTGCCGTAGTTGTCGGTAAATACAATAATTCTATTAATATTGTTACCGTATTCTTATCTTCTTCTACCCTAACGATTTCACTTAATAAATTGAATCGTGGGTCATAATTTACAATATTTGATACTTCTTGTTGAATTAAATCAACCGTGATATCATCTAGCGGCTGAAATACATAGTATGGTAAGTTACTACCAAACTCTGGGTTCGTCCATTTCTCCCCTTTACGGATTGAAAAATGATTACTCAAGTCTTGCTTCGCAAGATCAAGATCAGACAGTTGTTTACTTGTATTTTTTTCACCAATGGTGGTGTAGCCTATTATTTTATTCATACAAGTATTTATGCAAAAATTAACTACTACTATAATCATAGATACAAAAAAACCGCCATGTGAGGCGGTTATATGATATTAATATAAGCAAGTTCTAAATGTTACTATAGAACCGACATTTCTGCTATTCTTACATGTTCTGCGGGCCAGTCTACATAATCCAACCACTCAACACGTGGTACTGTAATACCAAATGTCTTAGATGAATATGCAAGCGCGTGCCACGTGGGCTTCACTGGTTCGCGAATAGGCTTCATCAATCTGCTTCCCTTAGATGAATTGCACTTCTTACATGATGCGACACAGTTAGTCCAACTAGTTCCACCACCAAGTGATCTTGGTATAACGTGATCAATGGTTAGTTTATCATTAGCAAATTGCTTGCTGCAATACTGACACTCATGCTGATCTCGTAGAAATAAATTCTTACGAGAAAACTTTGCCAATTTTGGCAGACGATGATAACGATTCAATATTACAACAGAAGGCATGAACATCTCAAAATTAGCCGAATGTAATACAGTTTCATAACTATCTAGTATTACGACTTTATTTTGAAAATGTGCTTTTACTGCATTCTGCCAACTGATAGTACTCAGTGGTAGCATAGATAACGGTTGTGCGTCTGCATTCAATAGCAGTACTCTACGATCTATCATTGTGTGATACTTCCCTGTGTTTGTTCTATAATTTATATTTGTTGCTGCATATCATTCCATAGTATTTCAACTGTACTGATTGCTAAATTTGTTCCTGGATGGAATTCATCAAACCATTCATCGTCAGATTTTGACATTTTTATAGCAGTAGTCATGTACACTATGTCGGTGCAAATAACACCATTACTTCTTAATATGTTCTTAACTCTATCCCAATGTGGCATTTTCATCGCGCCTTCCCATCCTATAAATGCATATACGTTAGCACCTAAATTGGATAACATACACAAGATAGCAGTTAGATCACTTGCTTGGTAATCGCTGCTAAACTCTTTCATTATTTGAGCATCACATACTTCACCAATTAAGGGTGCATTAACTGCACCTTGTACGGTTACAGTTTCAAACTTATCTGTTATAGCATTCTTAACTAGAATGCCTTTGGCATATGGAGATGATAGTACGATTCCTATACGATCTATTCCCGTATATTGCACGATGATCTCAACATCTTTCATATTACAATCTTTGTCTAAATATGAATTCAACAATGTATGAATGCCATTACTATTACCGCCGCCACCATAGCAATACGTTTCTATGATAGTGTTCTCTGAATTTACAGATTCGGTAAAATAATATTGCCAAGCCTCACTGAGACTGCATCCGACTAGTATTCTTGTTTTGATGGTGAATTCCTTTTATGGTGTATTCGCAGTAGTAACAATTTGTCGCATTCTTGTCTGCGTTAAATTAGGTAAAAATCTTTTTGTTTCAACATAGTAAACATATTCTGCTTGCTGGCGCGCTACTTTATCTGTCAGTGTAGGGTATTCTTTGCGTAATATCTGTAAACCACGTTCTCGTAATAATGTTCGTTCTGTTCTACTACCGTAATCACCTAGCATCATTATCGTTGCAAGTGGTTGAGTTAACAATCTATTGTACCCACTATCAATTAAAGCCGTTGCTATGTAATCCCATTTCTTATCAACAATCAACTGTGATAAATCAAATGTTCTCGCAGTAGTGCCCACCTTAGTAAAGTCACCAGTGAAATAGTATAGACATAGTAGTGCATCGTATTGTGATTGACTCAATGTTTTAATTGAGAGTAGTCTCTTAAACTTTCGTTCTTTTGTTTTAAAGTCTTCTAGCCATTCACTATACGCTTCGCTTTCACGCAAACCTACACCATTAATCTTGTCGTTGATAGTATTGTAACCTATTTGCGTAGTATTGTCAAGGGTTGTTTTGTAACATCTCCACTCAAATCGTCTTAATGCAAAATTAATAATATCACTACTTGCTTCAAACACCCGTAGTTCTTTTTCAGTCGCAACGACATCACTATTGTCAATTGTCCAACTAGAAAAATCTATCACTGTAGATGGTGTTATAGTGTTAGGTAATATAACCATTATGTTTTTCCCTTCGCTGGTTTAATTGTTTCTTGTATCTTACTCGCACCTTTCCACGGATGATGCTCTGGTACTCTAGCAGATACACTTTCTTTAACTGTTTCATTGGGAGTCAACTTGTTTACTGTCGGTGCTAATGCACTCACTGAACTATTCATATAAACCTTACCAGATGTGGTGGTGACACGATTGCCACCAGCCTTGTTATGAATATCGTTCAATGCTTGTACTATTACATCAGTACCACTTTTCATATTGATATTCTTCTTTGCTTCCATATTGATGTTACCATCTGCATGAAAATTTAAATCTTCTTCTGAATGTATATTTACGCTCTTTTTACTATACACATCTATGTTTCCTGCTTCGTCCATCTCTATCCAAGCATTGCCATTATGGTTTGTAATATAAACAAATTTATTAGTATCATCTAATAATATTTGTGCACCACCTCTGCTACGCATACGAACATTCGTACTATCACCATTCTCATCTCCATCATCCATTGTGAACACATGTCCATTTAATGTGGTTAACCCGAATACGTGACTTGGTGATTCTCGTCTTGCGCTAGACAAACTATGACCACGTGCGTAATCATCTTGTAGTCCTTGTTCTTTCAACCATGCTTTTGCGGTAGGGTCAACGGGTTTCTTTACTTCATCACCTGTATCAGTTGGGTTTTTTTCACCTACTGGTTGAATAGTACCATCATGTGATTCTGCACTTGCACGACCTCCCATCATATGGTTTCTGTTACGAGATATCAACGAACCAACTATTATACCTTGGTCTATCAACTCAACAAATGCAACCAACACCGATGTACCAACAGTAGGTGGTTGGGGCCACATACCATAACTTTTTGGTGTGCCGCTTTCACTCGTACCATCTTCACCATATGCTTTTTCATCATCAGTTACCGTACCAGCATCAATGCTAGTGTATCCACCATATGGAGTACACAACAAGCACATGTGGTCAACTTCACTTCCTATCAAAGAACCAAATTCACCAAAGCGTACTGATACACGACCAGTAAACATACTATCGGTAGTGTCTGTTACTATTCCTACATATTGTCCAGCAGGGAATGCTTTTCCACTTACTGTCTTAATATTAATTCCCATTCTTATTTCCCATTTGTAGTAACTTAGTTTTGATTAAATCAGTAGAGGAGTTTCTATCACGCATACCTTTTAATGATTGAGTAAACTTTCCTAGTTGAAACTTGCTCTCTACTTCTAATATTTTATATATACCACTTGCTGCAATATCAAGTTTACGTGCACCATTAGACTTTCCATTATCTGGTAAATAATTGATGAACGCTATTAATGAATCTTCATCTAAGTTATCAACCAAAGTACTACCTTTAGATGATGTAACAGTTGATCCAGGCGTGCCCAACCAATAGGGATCACCTTTAATAGTAATGTCAAACATAATAAAATCATGACTTGCTGCATTTATTTCTGCTTGATCTACTGCGACTACTGCATTTGGTTCATCGGCATTAGATTGACTTTTTGAATCTGGTACCTTTATCACGTATGCTATATTTTCAAGTTGTGTTACGATAGTTGCACTACTTATCGTTGTATTACTTAAATACTTAGGTACAGCAACAGTTTTTGTTACCTTGGTTACTTCGCCCGCATTGCCTGAATTTCCGTTGTCACTGTTTGGTAAGTTTACACCATCAGATGGGTCACGTGTTAAATAGAACATCTGATTGAAATTTAAATTAAAGTCTAGCACCTCAGTATTAGACCCTGAGAATAAATAATTATAAGCCTTATAGATAGGCAATAACTCAAATCTTCTAGATTGATATGATGCATTAATCGTAGCCTCTTGTTGTTTATGTACATCTGGCTGTGGGTTTGTGTGCGATGTATGTAACTCTATATACAGTATAATTTCTTCTTGACTTGTATTTGTATAAGTATCTATCTCATCTTTGTATTTTACAGATGGTGTTATTTTTATGAATTCATTTTTGTATTCATTAGTGCTATTAACTATGCCTCTTGCATGTTTTTGTAATCCTTGATCTGCCTTTAATGTGTTTTTTAAAGTAGCAACCTTTTTTTCATTTATGGCAGTATTCTTGTCAGTCGTAGTACTAAATGTATTATAAAAATCAGGTACTTGCTTTGTCAATATATTAGTGAGATATGTCACTACATTTGTATGCTTATGAAGTATATATTGTGCTGAATTGGCATCGTATGTACTAGCCTTAAGTCCAGTTCCCGACATGTCGGTCTGTGATGGTTTTACATATGACTTTAGATACGTTTTAAAATCATCAGAGTATTCGATTTTCCAACACTTTGAATTTTCTAAATCAGCCTCAGTTACTTGTAGTTTTCTTATGTTTATCTCATGTGCATTTAATGCTGTCTCTAGATTTTTTAATAATGATTCTACATCTTTAACACCAGTTACCTTTATGTCAGTTACAATTTTTGATGCTGTAACCGCAATCTTATGTTGATTTGCTGCCACAATATTATATTGTGAACCTTCTGCACCTGAACTTGCATTGATTGTAGCCAACATCATTGGGTAATAGAATGTGCCTGGAAATGCGACAGGTGTTGAACTTTCTACTGTTCTACCAACAAATTGAACTTTTAGTACATATTTTGCTGATTGAATATTACCAAAATTGAATGCATGACTCAATGTTAATATTCGGTTCATTAGCAAAAATCCACCCGGCTCATATATATCAAATTGAAATGCACCAGTTGTCGTATTACCTGTACTAGATCCAGGAGAAATCATAGACTGTAGTACTAAGTTTTCCAATGAATATTCCGATGTTTCTCCAGATGCAGCAATGACTACAGCATCGCCCGAAGATGATGCTGCATTGCTAGTGGCATTGTTGGTATACTTATCTGGTATATTGTCTAATAGTTTAGGATTATTAAATACTTTATTACTTACGATATACCATGTAAGTTTATATGTCGGACTATCGACTGTTGAACACCAGTTAGATTTTGTTTCTGTCATGCATTTACCTTATATAAAATTTAGTGGAACTTGTATGGTTAAACCAGATTTGAAATCCATTATAGGATCTTTTAATATGTCTTGGTTAAACTCTGCAAACACCCACCATAGATTAGAATTTGAAAATAAATCATATGCTAACATATCTGGGCGCTCATTGTACTTTGCTGTCAAGGTTACTGAATATACATCATATGCTGAAATATCACCGATAATAGGTTCCATTACGTCAAGATATTTGTTGTCTACAATGTTTGTATTTTTGTATATACTGTCTGTATCATATTGTATTTTCATGTTATATCATTCCATTTTTAAGTGCAGCACCACTTGCATAATTAGCAAATGAGAATTCTCTACTAACCTTTGCAGGATTTTGTTGCATCAGCATTGTGATAGATACTGCGAAACTTGTTGGTATTGATATGGGTGATCCGTCAACATCTACTGTTACCAAGTCTGCATCATCAGCGAATGTATAATCAACTCCCGATACTACCACGGGAACATTTTTATAATTATATTCTCCGTATGCACTAAAATGCAAGATAGGTGGTGGCGTACCAGCAAGTCCTGCGGTAGAACCATAATCCATTTTTGTCATTGTCTTTAGAAAGTGTAAACATGCAATGTTGTACTTTGCTTCTTCAATTGTATTTGACACAAAATATGCTTGCATGCTAATCGTTGGATTAGGTGTATTCACATAGTATTGTTGCTGATAAACACTGTGTGTTGTATCATACGTACCATAGTTCGCTGAGAATGCTGCTTGCATCATTGCAGGGGTATACGCAAATATAATTCCATTAACATTTTTCAATTCTTTTAAAATACCAGAACTGAATAGATTTCTCGTCCACGCTGCATTTGCATCACGTAGTACCAATTTTGGTTTATTGTTGCTTGGAATACCAGCCATTATCGTAACCTATTCTCAATGAAGTCAAAAATCTGTTGATCAAATTTACCAAAAAACTTGGTGAATGTCTGTTGCTTTTCTTCAAACTCTGCTTCACTTCGCATAACTTCTCTAAAATCACTAGCACTCATTCCACCTTCTTCAATCGGCATTGTGAAATAATATACACGATTTTCGTCTTCTGTCTGCAAATTTTGCATATCATCTGGCAATGGTGCTAACACACCGCCCGGCTTTAGACGACCCGCATCTTTTTCACTGAACACCAATACGGTTGCTGTATTACTCTTATCTCTACCTACCAATGACACGTCTGGACGATATGGTTGTGTATTAACAATATGGTTTGCTGGTACACCAAACATCTTAGACATGATAGATGTCTTTTCTTCAAATGTGAACGGGTCAGTTGAGAAATCATCTGCCATATGCATTGATTGCTGTTTCTTGCCAAATGTGGTCGCGATAAATACATTATCAGCACCAAACTTGTTAACTAATTTTTTATACAACGCAAAGTGCCCTGAGTGCATTGGCTGAAAGCGTCCGCCATAAAACACTGTGATCTGCTTTGCTATACTTTCTGTTATGATATCTGATATACGCATCTTAATAATCTCCTACTTATCATGTATTTAGCCCATGATAAACTATGTACTTAATGATTTCACTGAAAGAACTAATAAGACTTGACAAACTGATCAAACTGATATATAATTGTAATAATATTAAATGGAGCAATAAACCTAATGGCGAGAGATCCCTCTACACATTACTTAAAGAACAAAGAAATACTTAAAGAGATTCATAAATCTAAAATGACATTCTGTTGGTTAGCAGATGAGCAATACTTCCTATACGATCACATCGTTTTGTCAATAGATGAAATCAAAGATGCGTACAATGATAGAGAACGTAAGATGCAATTACGATTAACTGAATCTGAATCAGATGCAATGATCGCAAATGAAGATGGTGAGATGGTTCGTGATGTTGAACCAATGAATGCATACGAAATTGCACTCAGTAACCAAGCATCACGATTACAAAAGATTGCACACGAAGCAGAAGTTGTTCGGTGGCAAAATGGTGAATTAACAAAGAAAACTAAACCAAAAGCAGCCGAGTTTGCAGTGAGTATAGATTCTATTAAGTCAACCGACATAGTATTTCGCGTTATGGGATATGATCATATTCCATTAGAAGAGCGTAAGAAGACACCTAAAACAGTAGCAGATCATCATTCTCGTTGCAATTTCCCAGCATACAAGCACATCGCATTGATTAATGATGAATGGACAGAAGTCGCTCGTTCTCATTGGGATGGTGACTTAGAAACAGGTAAGTTTAGTGTTACATGTGGTCACACAACTGAACGACTAGCAATGATGTATATGAAATTATGTGAACGATACTCTATGCGCGGTAACTGGCGTGGATACACATATGTAGATGAAATGCGTGGTCAAGCAATTTTACAATTGACAATGATCGGTTTACAATTCAATGAACTTAAATCACAAAATCCATTTGCATATTTCACCACTGTAATCAATAACTCGTTCACTCGTGTATTAAACTTAGAAAAGCGCAATCAAAACATTCGTGATGATTTATTAGAAGAAGAAGGTCTTGAACCAAGTAACACTCGTATCTTTAACGCAGAATGGGAAGTACAGAAAACCAAATATATCCCAGAGATTGGCGAAGTAGAAGAAGAATCAACACCCGAAGATATAACAGTAGAACAGTAAAAAGGAATAAACAGTGAGCAAGTTTTTTGATGATGCAGTAATTTTTACCGATATACATTTCGGACTTAAAAATAATTCCAAGCAGCATAACAATGATTGTCTTAACTTTATTAAATGGATGATAGTTCAAGCACATAAGAGAAACATTAAAAAGTGTTTTTTCTTAGGTGATTGGCATCACCATAGAGCGACTATTAATGTCAGTACTCTAAATTATACAGTTGACGCATTACAATTATTGAATGATAATTTTGATGAAGTACAAATGATCATGGGAAATCATGATCTATACTATCGTGAAAAAAGAGATATTAACTCACTGCCGTTTGCAAATAAGTACCCCAACATTAACATCATCAATGATGAAATATTTGAAGAAGATGGTGTTGCGTTTGTCCCATGGTTAGTTGATGATGAATGGAAACGATTAAAGGAATTGAAGTCTAAGTTTATCTTCGGTCACTTTGAATTACCAGACTTTTATCTGAATGCTATGATTAAAATGCCAGATCATGGTGGATTAAAAGCATCAGACTTATCTAAAGCAGATAAAGTATTTTCTGGTCATTTTCATAAACGACAAGATAAAGGTAATATCATCTATCCGGGAAACTGTTTTCCACACAACTATTCAGATGCATGGGATGATGATCGTGGTATTACTTTCCTAAACTGGAATGGTACATATGACTTTGAAACATGGCCCGATGCACCTAAGTATCGTGTGGCAAATTTGAGTCAATTGTTAGATGATGCTGGTAGTATCTTGACAAATAACACACATTGTCGTATAATATTAGATATCAATATTTCATATGAAGAGGCAAACTATATCAAAGAAACATTTGCCACTGATTATAATTTACGCGAGATATCTCTAATGCCTTCTAAGAAGGACAATGTATCTGGCGAAGACTGGGATACGGATGGTGATGTATCAGTAGAAAATGTTGACTCAATTGTTCTTAGTCAACTTGAAGCGATAACATCTAATTCTATTCGTAACGAAACTTTAATTTCAATATATAACGACTTACACATATAAACTATGCTAACCATTAAAAATGTAACTATTAAAAACTTTCTTTCTGTTGGAAACGTCACTCAAGCCGTTTCTATCAATGATACTGGACTAACACTCGTACTCGGCAATAATGTTGATATGGGTGGTGATGGTTCTCGTAACGGAGTAGGTAAGACTACTCTTATTAACGCAATCTCGTATGCACTATTTGGTAGTGCATTATTTAATATTAAAAAATCAAATCTTATCAACAAGATCAACAACAAGCATATGACTTGCACTGTTGATTTTGAAAAGAATGGTGCGCAATATCGCATTGAACGTGGGCGCAGTCCCAATGTTTTTAAATTCTATGTGAATGAAATAGATAATAGTGATATGACAGATGAAGGACAAGGTGAAGGTCGTTTAACACAAGTTGCGATTGAAAAAGTCATTGGTATGACCCACACAATGTTCAAGCATATTATCGCCCTAAATACATATACTGAACCATTCTTGAGTATGCGTGCAAATGATCAGCGTGAGTTGATAGAACAACTGCTAGGTATCACTCAATTATCTGATAAAGCCGAATTACTTAAAGACCTTATCAAAATTGGTAAAGATAAAATACAAGAAGAAAATTATCGTGTTCGTGCGGTTGAAGATGCGAATGAGAGATTTAATAAAAGTATCAAAGATTTAGAACGTAGACAACAACTATGGCATAAAACTAATGAACAAACTATCGCAGGACTTGAAACAGACTTATTAGAATTGTATGAAATTGATGTAGAGGCTGAACTAGAAGCGCATGTTGAGTTTGAAGCATACACTGAAAGAAAAAATAAATTCAATTCGTACACTAAAGATATCGCTAAATTAACAACTACTATTGATCGTGAAAGCAAACGTCTCGACAAAGCAGTAGAAGATTTAGAAGCATCAAAAGAACATAAATGTTATGCATGTGGTCAAGAAATTCATGATGAAAAACATGAACAGATTCTTGCAACTAAAACATTGGCTGTTGCAGAATATGAAGAACAGATAACATTAGATGTTTCAACTATTGAAAGATACACCATTGAACTGAATAACATCGGTGATTTGGGTATCGCACCAAAATTGTTTTATAATACAGCACAAGAAGCATATGAACATCAGAATAAGTTGTCTAACGCGATTGCATCTATTGAACGTAAGACAACGGAATCAGATCCTTATCAAGAACAAATTGATACACTAAAAGATACTGGATTACAGTCAGTTGATTGGGAAGAACTTAATCGTCTAACCGACATCAAAGATCATCAGGATTTTTTATTAAAACTATTAACAAACAAAGACTCGTTTATTCGTAAGCGTATCATTGAACAAAATCTACAGTTCCTTAATGTTCGCTTAGATCATTATATTACACAACTAGGACTACCACATGAAGTTAAATTTCAGAGTGACTTGTCTGTAAGTATTGTACAATTAGGACAAGATTTAGATTTTGACAATCTATCTAGGGGTGAACGCAATCGTTTAATTCTAGGTTTGAGTTGGGCGTTTAGAGATGTATACGAAAGTATGAATTCTGCGATTAACTTAATGTGCATTGACGAATTGATTGATTCGGGAATGGATAGTGTAGGTGTTGAAAGTGCGTTAACTGCTCTAAAGAAAATGGAACGTGAACGTAATAAAGATATTCTACTTATCTCTCATAGGGATGAATTGATTGGTCGTGTTAATAGTGTATTACAAGTTACGAAAGAGAACGGATTCACTACATTTAACACAGAGATGGAAGTAATTGACACATAAAAAAAAGATTGGCATTGATAAAGAACCTGAAACAAAGGAAAATGCAAATGACGCTCACCAGATTGATATTGATCTGGTTGGCGATGAAACTGATACAATATGGGTTTACGAATCAGATTTCAATAGTATAGAAATCATGCGAAATGTTGGTGCTGATATTCTACAAAAAATAAGAGCAGCAAGTGGAAAAAGATAATGTAACATATCAATGGACATACGAAGGTAATGTAGTAGATGAGTTGCCTGAAGGATGTGAAGCATTTGTTTATTTAATAACAAATACTGTTAGTGGTATGTTATATGTAGGTAAAAAACTAGCAAAGTTTAAAACTACCAAACCACCACTCAAAGGAAAAAAGAATAAAAGACGTGGTACTAAAGAAAGTGATTGGAAAGAATATTTTGGTTCCAGTGATAGACTTAATGCAGACGTTGAAGAACTAGGCAAAGATAGTTTCAAACGAGAAATTATTCATATGTGCCCAACAAGAGGCATCGCCAGTTATCTAGAAGCACGCGAACAGTTTGAACGCAGAGTACTTGAAACAGATGATTACTATAATGGAATCATAAATGTTAGAGTTGGCGGCTCAAAAGTTCTTAAAGAACACCTAAACGAAACTAAATCCTCGGGCAAATGAAATTATACTTGACAGGAACTTAAAATCATGTATACTTAGAACATAAACAAATTAAAACTAAAACTAAAACTTAAACACCTCTATAAACAAACACTTAATCAC